CCCGTAGGAGGAGCTGTACGTCGTTCCCTGTGTTATCTGCTTCATCAATGATGATAACTTTGTGTTTTCCATTGCCTTGAAGTGAGACGGTCGATGCAAAATTCTTTGCTTGGTTCCGTACCGTGTCCAAAAACCGTCCTTCGTCAGATCCGTTGATGACATAACAATCAACTCCCAGTTCGTTACAAAGTGCCTTTGCTACTGTGGTCTTACCAATACCAGGAGGACCAGAAAGCAAGAGATTCGGAATCTCTCCCTTATTTAGAAAGTCCTTAAATGTCTTCTTGATGTGATCAGGAAGAATGCAATCATCAATAGTCTTTGGGCGATATTTTTCACACCAAAGGAATTCATTGCGAGTAATATTCATAAAATAAATAAAATAAGGGACGGAACTTTTCAACTAACTATGATTATTTACAAAATAACCAACAAAATAACTAATGATTTTTACATAGGAAAGACTACAAAAACAAAGGAGGAAAGGTTTCAAAAGCACAAATATAACTCATCATATAACAGTAAAACTTATTTGTACCGTGCTATGAGAAAATATAGTGTTGAAAACTTTATCATAGAAGAAGTTGAAAGTCAAATAGAAAATGAAAAATTGAATGAAAGAGAGCAATTTTGGATAGAAAAATTAAATCCAAAATACAATATGACTTCTGGAGGAGATGGTGGAGAAACTCACTGTTCTCCAAATTTCATTAATGCAATGAAAGAATATCATAAAAGAAAACCAAAAGAAGAATATGCAACATATGGAATGTTGGGGAAAAAATATCCTGATGAAGGGAAAAAGAAGGTTGGAAAAGCAAACTCATATCCAGTTGTTTGTGAAGGAAAAGAATTTTCTTCTATCAAAGAAGCAGAAGAATATTATAAAAGTTTAGGAACACCAAAATCAGTTAGAAAAAGAATTGATAGTCCCAAACATCCTGATTGGTATAGAATTAGACCTAAAAGGATTTTTTTATAATTTAATTACTCAACATAAATCCAGTTGGGAAAAGAAGAACTATTCAATCTATATCCAATAGTTGTTCGGTTCACACCAATAAGTTTAGAACACTCCTTCAAGGAATTATAAATGACTCCATTAATAGAACATTTTTTTGAGTTATTTGATTTACCTTTAAATTTACTCACATCTTCATTCAAAATATAAAGATGTTTTTCCAATGCTTTTTTTATTCTATTATCTTCTATTTTTTCAATCCATTTTAAAACTTCCCTGTTTCTTTCAACTTTATAATAGTAATATGCTTCTTCTTTTGAGTGATATGTTCCTATATGATATGTTTTATATTCTTTACATATTTTTGATTCCCATTTCATTGTTCTTTTTTCAAGTCTCACCCCATTAAATCCGGAACTATTTTTTAAACTACTATTAGTCATAAAAGAATTTAATGAAGGAGAAATAAAAATACAAGTATTTGGACTATAAATTTTATTTCCAGGATACAATAAATCTTTATCTAAATGTTTCCCTTCCCAATCTTGAATTTCCATCCATCTTTTGAAATTACTTAAATACTTCCATTCTTCACACACAGAAGAACCCAAATAACTTGGTTGTTTTTTTAGATATTTTTGAGAGTAGCACCTTTTTAACATATCTTTCCATCTATTATAGAAGGGACATTTTGCTACTGGGTAATCAACATCAGGAATTCCAATATTGTAAATCATTTTATACTACCCAAGAAGGTTTGCGATCAGGATAACGAAGATAATTATCTTTTACCCAAGGTTTGGATGCAATGTACATCTTATAAGCATCAAAAGTTGAGATGCTTGTATCAAGTTTATATTCGTCAGGCATTGCCCGTGCGAATGGTGTGACTTCATCCACCTTACCTTTTGGAAAAAGATAAAAAGCATCTACAAGAGTCTTGTAGCAAGCATGTGTTTTATCATACCTTAAAGTGTATTCATCACACAAGTTGAGACCGTGCTTGATTAACCAATAGGCATTATGAATAGACTCTGCTGCCCACTTGGTACATGGATGGTTTCTGAATGCTCCCTTGTCTGTCTTGTAGGGCGTGTGGTCTGCCTTATAGAGTTTTCCATACCCATGCCCCCACTTGTCTGAAGCGACGATAGAGAGCATCTGACAGCACTCTAGGGGCATTTTGACGACATGCTTATCTGGTAGACAGATAGCAGATTCAGCAGGCCAAGGAGAAGTCACAAAGATGTTCATTTAAAGAACTGCATAAGATACGCTACACCCCAGTGTAGTTTATCGGCAGGTATGTCGTCAACATTTTCTTTCAAAATCTTTGCACCGTTCATGATTCGTTCAAGTCCAACAGCAACAGCAGTTGCCTCAGAAATCTTCATGAACTCTGCAAAGTCTTCATCACTTCCATTCTTCACGCCACTAATGTAATAGTTTCGTGCTTCACGGAGAAGTTCTTGTGTCTCAGGTTCAAATGTAATGGTCTCATCCTTCAGAGGAATCGCCAAGTTTTTCATACAAGACATACTGAACTTCATTGCCTTACGGGTTTCTTCAATGGGCAGTGCCCATTCTTCATTGTCTCGGAAGGCATGTTGAATAACACCATTGGTGCATTCCATCACACGGAGAACAGCAATTTTATCCAATTCTTCTTCTGGCAAATTGCTGTATATTTCTTTCCAATCTTTCATAGTATAGTTCTAGGTATAAACCAATAAGATACTGATTGCCAGTATTTTCCAAGTAGATATGCTTGATAGAAATCTTTTACATCTTTCCAAGAATTGCGATAGCTATTTGGATAAATCGTAAGACTCATAATAGAAAACACAATTACATGAAAGAAGTTTCCAGCAGGATGATGACCTAATTGAAAACCCAATAATCGTGCTTCTTCATTGATAGTAAATCCAAGATCGAAATGAATGTGCAATTGATCATGGAGTTTAGTATCTTCTCCTATTCCAGGTATCCAGTTTTCAAGAAACTGAATGTAGGGATCCGGTTCCATTATCCAAAAGAAGAATCGGGTTCAAGTGCAATGTAATAAGTCAATTTGTGATCTTTGCTCTGGAAGCGTGAAAGAAATTGCTTGGAAATAACAACTTCATAAGAACCAGGAAGAATCTTCATGTTTTCAACTTTAAAGTTGAATGTAAAGTCTTCTTGTGTTTCACCAACCACAACAGAGAAATCATTAGATGTATCGTTTCTCTTATCACGAACAACCAGTTTCACAACACCTGCCTCACCAACGACAGAAAGATCAGGGAGTTGAAGAACTGCTGCTGCTTTAAGAACTTTTGCAAGTTGTTCAGTAGAAAGAACAAAGCAAACATCTTGAGAAGGAAGAGTGATTGATTTCTCAGGAGGAGTCACAATCACATTCGCATCAGCAAAGAAATACTTAGAGCGAGACTTACCTTCTTTAATCACGACATACTCATCAGTCTTGAAATCAAGTTCAGGATTCTGATGAAGGTCGATGTTTTGCAGGAACTGATTCAGATCATAGATTCCAAAGTCCTTTGGAAAATCTTCCTCAACTTCTGCTTCTGCGAGAATGTTTTTCATCACAGAAATAGTCCGAAGAGACTTTCCTTCCTTAAACAAAATAGATTGGTTAATAGCAGAAAAGTTCTTCAGGACAGAGAGAGTTTTATCAGACAGTTTCATGTTCATTGATTATAAGTTTCACGTTTTGCATTCTTGTCGTTGAAATGCATCAGAAGAACAGCATAGTGCAGAATCTTCATGATATCACGACGTGCAGTGCCTTTCTTATCATAACGAGAGGCATACTTGAGAATGTTGCTACGGCAGAATGCTTCACCGTCACCACATGCCTCAATCAAATCCAGTGTTTGGATTTTGTCGTCACCAGCAGAATAGTGCTGATTATAAGTGCCCCGAATGTATTCAAGAAGTTCTTTTACAATCTCCTCCTCATTGTATTTCCATGGTGTCACAGGAGTAATCAAATCAATAGAACCTGTATTATCTGTCTCAACATCAAGTTTTTGTGTTGGATTTGTGGTTCCGATGGTAGTCCAGTTGGCGGACATATCAATAGTAAAATCGTGTTGCCCAAAATCAATCACGTCGTCATCATAAGAACCAAGGATTGTAAAATCATCATTAGAACTGTTCATTTCATCAGAAAGCATAGACCAAGAATTAATCATAAGTTATTTTATCAGGAAAAGTTGTGAGAGTCAAGACATTCTTTCTGCTGTTCCTCAGAAGGCATCTGGAACTCAGCATCTACTTTATCATAAAGTTCCATAAAAACTTGCTTGGTTTCATCATCAAAACGATTCAGACACACTTGCATTGCTTTTGCTTTATCACCAAAGATTTCAAATGCCTTGACGATGTGAACCAAACGGCGA